CGATGTTGCGGCTGTCTTTATGTTTCTGATTCTAAAATTTCCGAATGAAGATTTGTTTGAAAGTTTTAATTGAGCTCCATATGCTCTCATATTCCCTATTCTACCACGAATGGCAACATCTTCCGGTGGAGTCTGTGCTTGAATCTGTTGTCCTCCAAGGTAATCACTTGCTTGACCAAGGTCAGATTTCTGTGTTCCTAAGTCTGTGTCAATGTTTTCTGTTTCAATCTCAATGAAAAAATCCGACCCAGTAATCTCGTTGCCTTCAGCTGTTATGTCGAAACTATTGTACTTCTTCCTTCCAATATCTCCGTATGTATACATTCTTGTTTTTAGATTCCCGTCTATATAGTAAGTGCTTGATGATGTGCTACCTATTGTAGACAGTACACTATCAAATCCAGCCCTCGATATAGTAGAGAAATTACTATCATCGGAAGCAATCAAATGTATTCCTCCGTTTTGGTTAATGCAATAAACACCTCTAGCATTACCAAGACCCGCTATAATTAAGTTAGTGTACTCAAATGTAGGAGTTGATTTAATCGTGTCTATAGACTCCCACTGTTTATTTATAAAGTTGTATATCAATATAGCATTGTTGATTCCCTTGTCATTCTGACTCCCATCTGGGTTTGTTTTCAACGGAACGGCTATGTAATACCTGTTGCCAAAGTATACCGCGGCTGCATTCTTGGCAAACCTTTGGTCTATTTGGTCTATAGTTGCTTGAATTGGTTCTGAGATAGGCGTTTGAGTCCCACGCAAATTGTATTCATCAAAGAACTCTAGGGAATACACACCATTATCTGACAAGAAAAATACATTCTTACCAACTTGCACTATTGATTTTCTAGCTAACGCACCAATCTCATTGGTCAATACTTGAGTCGTAGCTTGGTTAGGGTTAACGGTATTGCTTACCCTGTATATACTATTCTTGTTAAATATTAATATAGAGTCCTCAGTAAACGAAACAATCCCTACGGTAAAATCACTAGCTCCTGCATTGAATCTAAATGAACCAAAGATTTTATCATAAGTGTTGTTGTCTAAAATGTCTGAAACAATCACTTCATCGAATACTTTTCTTGATGAAACTGATGCACTGCCAGAGCTTCCAGTTTGGTCAAACTGATATGGAACTACTAGCCTTCTTTGGTGTAAAGTGCCAAACGCTGGGCAAGGCATATGGATAAAACCCAATCCCTCTGAAACTCTTTTAGAAAACTGAGGGTAAGTGGTAACAGCAGCATCTGCTTTATCCGCTACGGTATCATCAAAGAATGTAAATGTGTCAGTTGTCGCGCTCGTTATTGCCGCTACTGAGTGCTGTGAATTTAAAACTAATCCACTGTCTCCTACTACTACACACCTTATGGTCTCCCCGACCTTATATCCGTGACCATTTAAACCTACGACTACTTTACCCGCTACTGCGTCAAATATCGTAGATGTCTGGGTAACATTAACGGCAAAATCTCCGTTGGAACACAGGGATAGGGCTGGCTCTGTCGAGATGTTGTTTGCGGATAAATCTACTTCTAAAGCAACAGCCCCTTTTCTAAATATGATTAACTTATTAAAAGCCTGAATCATACTTGATTCAGTTGTTATGCTAACTCCAGTAGGATAGAGCATAGTAAAAGTTGTGCTTGGGTCTGATACCTTGTAAGCAATTGCCTTGATATTCGTGGCAATAATAATATAGCTCTCGTTGTCCGCTGAGTTAGGGTCAGAAAAGCTACATGCTCCATATACTTGATTGACCGAATCGTCATCTAATATTGGATACTTAACAGTTACCGCCGTATCAGCACTTGAGCCACTAAATCCTCCGGCAACGGTTAAGGTATTTGTTGCTGTTTTAGTATAAGGTTGGTCTCCATCTGGGTCAGGGGTTATGCCCTCTACATTAGATAGATTTATTGTTCCGCTGTCGGCATATAAACTCCCTGTAATATTAGTAATAACTAGGTTGTTGCTGTTGGAGTCAGGTGCAGCTATGCTTGCGTCAGTGTCGTCAGCCGCTAAGGTAAACGGAAGGGTTAATGAAGACACACCAGTTGCGATTGGCGCACCAATAGCATCTACCCCATTCCTTAATTGCCATTGCCCGTTTCTTTCTAGCCTACCATTATTACATTCAGCAAGTACCCCAGCACTTAATTGGTCTGGGCGCAAACGATTATTAAACCCAGTAAAACCTAGGTCTATGTCTTCAAGAACTCTATCGTCCTGCGGTCCGTACTTGTCGTATCTAGGCATTATTTATTTTTTACGAGGGTCTTCTTTTCTCCAAGCATTCAAGGCAGCGCCCACATTGTTAAAACCCTTCCATGAGTCTGGCTTTCTTGAGTCTGGCTTTCTAGCCTTCCAAGCTTTTACTTCTGCGGATGTAGCTTTTGAAGTTGAAGTAACGCCCGATGTATTTGGCTTACCAGTTACCGCTCTATTTGTGCCAGCTTTGGTAGATTTATTAGATGAACCTTTATTCCCAGCGGAATTAGCCATCATCCGCTGCGCTTTCCCCTGTCCCGTTGTTTTCTTTGGAGTTGACTTAGCTGCTGGCTTTGATGCTGCTGGTTTGCTCTCTGTACTTTCAGTAATGGGCTTACGTTTAAATAATTTACTAAACAATCCACTCTTAGTTGTACCAACACGAGCCCGCGATTTTGCTGCTCCTCCGGTCTTAAATCCTATTCTCCTACTTCCTCTCTTTGGGTCCATAATTTTATTTTATATATTGTTAAATTGTTAGCACTTCCATCTGCGGAGTGCTAGTGCTTTACGAGTTGGTCTGCCCTTTGAATCTTTCATCGGACCTTTGACGCCAGACATTCTGGCACAAAATGATTTCTTCCTAGCCTTCTTCTTTCCTGTTGGCTTGGATTCAGTAACGGGTGGTTTGAGGTTAGCACCAGTCTTTCTTTTGAAGTAAGCTCTGCCCGCAGCAGTTAGCCCTCCCTTTTTACTTTTGTGTACTTTTCTCATTCTTCTTTTTGCGGAATATACTATCGTAGTTTTTTTCGTACAACTTTTGATTGTACCCCTTCTTGGGTTGCATACCTTTGCCCATTACTTTTTTCGTTTATGTTGATACGGGATTCTCTTACTGCTAGTTTTGGTTCTTCTGAATTTTGTTTTTTCTGCCGAAGACATTTCCGATTGAGTCTTTGGAGTTTTAGAGCTAACTCTCTTTGATGGTCTGCAAGCTGGATATCCTCTTTTGCTTTTCTCGATGTTCTTTCTACCGCATGGCTTGCCTGTTTTAACATCTACCCATTTCTCCTGATGCCATCTTCTTAGGCTCATACCTTTTTCCTCTTATACCCAGTAGCAGTCTTACGCTTGCCGTCTGGTCCTTTGACCTGACCCTTGCATACACGAACTGCATACGAGTTAGCATAAGCACTAGGATAAACCTTGTACTTTCTTTTGGCAGCAGCCTTACCTCTAGCGCATAGTTTGCCCATTACTTCAACCGATTGATTCCAGTTCCTTTTTTCTTTGTACTGGTAGTTTTACGATTTTTAGCAAGCATTTGTGCCCGTTTATTTTTTTTAGCTGGTGGTCTTCCTACTTTACTTCCGTATGTTCCTTTTCCTTGTGGCATAATTATTTTTTTCCTTGTTTGTTTTTAAAGTAGCAGAATGCTACAAAGGTTGTCATAATAAGAGCCGTAATAAACCCAGCGTCTGCTGGTTCTGGGACTGTTCCCTTGTATTCAACTCCTAGTCTAAAGTCAAATTCATCCCAAGTGTACTGCACGCCCTCGAACATTAAGCCGTCAAACTCTTGCCTTAGGTAACTAGGCTCGTCTGGAATAAGAAAAAATCCATAGCTTGTGGTTTCTGGTCTTGCGGGTTCTAACTGAATCAAAGGAAACTCCTCTTCTTCTGTTGGGAATAATTGATACTCGTGGCTCATTTTTTAAATAAAGATGTAAAGATTGCTACAAATTCTTTGAAGAACTTGCTGATAAAATTATTCTTTGGTAAGAACATCATCACTATTGATATTATACCAATGTATGCAAATGCGATGGCTAGTAAGTCATCTTTATAGTTAACAAATATGTAATCAATCATGATACTGGGGATACAATATTGTGGGGTTTTATGTCATCATCAAAGTCAACGGGTGTTTCTACCCTGCGTATGGCATCAGAATCGCCCTCAGAATCCTCTGTACGCTCTTTTGATTCTTCTTCAGTGTCAGGGTTAGGCTTGACTTCTTCTTCCTCTTCCTCATCCTCTGGTGATGGCTTATCTTTCTCTTCTAATTCCTCTTCTTCTGTGCTTTGTTCTTTATTACTCTCTTGCTTGTCGGCAGGCTTCTCGTCAGACTCTTCAGAAACGGAAGAGGATGCTGGTTTGGAATCCTCAGACTCGTCAGTTTCGGACTCTGTCGGAGGAAGTGAAAGATTAGGCTTAGCTTCTTCAACGAACACTTGGGCTTCGGCAACCTTGTCGGCTATGATAACTTGCCCCCAACTATATACTGCATCGAAGTCTACAAAGTTATCTACAAATTTTGGTACTTCAAACCTTTCTTCTACGACATCTTGAGCTACTTCAGCTACGAAGATTTCCGTTCTGTCTTGAGCAATATCTACTTAAGTTACTGCAGCAGTAGACACAGCAACAGTACCCGCAGCTCCTAGCTGAGATACTTGAGTTACAACTGGTAAGTCTTTGATTCTCTCTATTAAAGATTTCTTAAGCGCTTTAGACCCTTCTCTAGCTGAGTCTTGAGCTTGCTTAATGCTTGCTTTAATGTCTTCGCTATCGTTTGAGCCAAGCACCGCAGAGATTGAATCCCTGAGAGTTCGCAGTTCTTGCTTTGCTTTTTGTTTATCCATTTACAGTGACAATGATTCATAATTATTTAACTGATGATGAGCCAAAGTAGAACCCTACGATGGCTAATACTGTTTGTCTAATCTCGGGCAGTATTACATACCCGTGTAAAGTCTGGTAGCTTGTTCCCTTTACGAAACCGAACCACTTGCTGTACTCATCCGCTACTGTAACACCTTCGCCACTGTGAGCCAATAGGAATGGAGCAATGATAGCTCCGAACATTACAGTACCTACGATGAACCTACGGACTATAGCACCA